TGTACAATTACCCGTCACCACCGCTGGAGTTGATAGAACCCATCTCTAAGCAGGCCGTGATTAACCATTATACTGGAGGCAAGCGCAATGAATATCAGGCTGCCTATGATAAGTATTTGGTGGAAGGGGTTGATACCACCCATTTTGCTAAGGTATCGATGTTCTTGAAGGACGATAAATATCAAATGGAGGATGATAAGTATGAGATTAAAGTACCACGATGCATACAGTTTCGACCTAAGCTGTTCTGTCTCATGTATGGGCAATATATCAAACCTTTGGAGAAAACGCTTTACGCACTTCGTGATGAGTACGACACTTTGATTATGGCCAAAGGCCGTAACAGCCACCAGAGAGCGGCTGATTTGTTGGAAAAATCGCGGTTGTTTGCCAAACCGTACATTTATTTGTTAGACCACTCCAAATGGGACGCCCATAATACATGGGCTCATCTTAAAGTTAAGCATAACTTTTATAACTCATACCTCCAAAGTGAAACCTTCAAGTGGCTACAACGTAAGACCTACGTAAATAAAGGCAAAACTAAATCCGGTGTCAAGTACAAAACCATAGGAACCGTAATGAGCGGTGAGATGGATACTGCGCTTGGCAATTGTGTTGGCAACATTGCTATAATTAGTGACGTTTTCTATGAGGCTGGTGCTAAATTTAGCATTTACGTCGATGGCGATGATTCTGTGATATTTTGTGATCGCGAAATACCAATGGATCAGCTCCGAAAGATGTTTAAAGCACGCGGCATGAAAACAACTGGTGACGTCGTTCGCGATTTTGAGGACATTGACTTTTGTCAGTGCAAGCCGATTACAGACGGCACCTCATGGCGGATGGTACGAGATCCACTACGAACACTTTTTAGAATGGCATGGATAACTAAGCAGCGGGATAAAACATACATCCAACGCATTATTAAGTCTAATGGAATGTGCGAGTTAGCACTCAACAATGGGGTACCTATTATACAGGCCGCAGCACTGTGTTATATCAAGTGCGGTAGCGGTAAATATGCCTCTGTTGATAGAGAATTTATGGCTAAGAATGAGTACTATAATCATTTACGAGCCAAGCCCTATCCCATTACGGACGCTGCCAGATTGTCAATGCAACGGGCTTTCGGAATTAGCCCAGAACGACAGATAGAACTAGAGGAGTCGTTCAAAGGTTTAACTCAACCATTGGAGGCAGTCCACACATATTATAAGTATTTGGACATGCTCCCTGGTCAATTACCCTCCATTACTGCGTACTCACCATGTGACGCATATTATCGCTTGTACCCAGATGAAGATCCTGGGCAACGCTTTTGGGATAAAACAGATTATGACACTAGTGGTAGTGCCATGAACATACCGTTTGGCATCTTTGATAGCCACCCCAAGCGTACAATTCGTGCTGCCCCCATTGACGGTAAATTCGTCAATTCAGAGAAGACCGCCTCTATAAAATTGGTTCAACAGCAGAAAACGAAATACACAAGTGTTGTGTTAAAATTATCATCATGAGTATGAATATTATCACAGAAGGAGATGAACAGCGTGGCGCTATGGCACCAGCTGTTAACCAGCCTGCAATCGGCTCAGTAGACGGCGTGACGATCACCGCCGAAACTAATGCCGGTGCAGCATGGGTGAAGAAGTACACCCATCCCCCTGTGGAGCTTGACTCCACATATGTCGGTACACCTGACATGGCCAATGCCCCTTCATCCCACGTTGAATGGCGTATGGTCCAAAATACTTCACCTGCAGCAGATACCGCCGGTTTTCCAGCCTTTTCCAGCGATATACTGATGCTCCAAACCAGTGGTGCGGCCACTGCTTGCTACGTGTGGAAGAGGAATAGCACAGGACAGTGGCAACAAGATAATGCCTCAACTGGAAGCACTGGCGGTGTTTTCAACTCGTCCTATGATTACTTCAACCAGTGGAATCAGGATGCTAGCGTTTCGCGACTTGCTTATAAGTCGTGTACGCATTATCTTAATGCCACAGAGTTTGCTAATCAGGGCACAGTGACAGTGGCCCAATTTCGCCCCAATATATTGGTCGACCAACAAGGCGACTTTTTAACGGCGTCAGCTGTCATTGGCAGACATCAGGACGATCCTGCGCTATATAAGAGACTCTTGAAACTCTTTTGTCCCAAACCCAAGGTGGTTCCCAAAGCTAAAAGGGCGCCTAATGAGGATGCATATGAATATGTGCATAAGGAGGAGGATGAGCAAACCCCTAGAGTACCGACATCACATCTTGATGCGATCTTCAACTACCAAGTTCAGATTGTTGATCTCGGGGTTAATAACAATGGCATAGGATTGCCAGAAACACCCACAGAGCTGATGGAGCTAAGCCCGAAAGCCACTACCAGAATGGCTAAGGATGGCGCTTTCGTCGTGCAAGGGTGGTCTCAGCCCACTAACCTCTTTAAGGAGGGTACCTCAGTAGGCGGAGGGCGCAAATGCCCCCCTACTTGCTTCTGGAAGTTTTGTAGCGGTACTGGTGTGCTAACGTATTATCCGTTTATAGCATCCGGTGCCTTGATGAACAACTTCGTAGCAATCGATACGCCGTGGTCTGACTTTACCTGGGCCTGGATATACTGGTCTGGGTTGTCAGCGCCAGCAGCAGGAGCTTCTCCGGCGTATATAACCACCAAGTGCCTCATTGGGGTTGAGGTACAACCTAATTTGCAATCGGCTTGGACACCGTTTGTTAAGCAAAACCCCATACCTGACGATAGAGCACTGCGCATGGCTGCTGGAATACGCCATCAAATGCCAGATTCTATGCCAGCGTCAGCTAATGACTTAGGCAGCATATTGCTGTCTGCTGTGAAATACGCTCCAATGGCCATCAATTGGATTAAGAGCGTGTTTGCCAAGAACGGACCTACGCAGGCGATGGCTGAAGCAGTCAATGCCTCTAACCGTAAGAACAACGGCCAACAGCGCAATAATAATAGAGCCAATAACAATAGGGGTGGCAACCCATCTGCGTCTCAGCTATTGCGAGCGCAAAAGCGTGGTGGTCCAGCACCAACGCAACCCCGCCGTGGTAATCCACCCGGCCGGAGCGGTAGAGTTACTCCCGCAACCAAAACCAACCGCATCGTACAAGATCTAGAGCGATTAGCGGTTGATGAGGCCCAACCCGTGCGGCGTAGAACCAATCGAGGTGGAGGCCGAGTCAAGACGGACTAATAAACGACAATGCGGAGTGGTGCTGAAGAGGATCATCCAGTTGACTGCGAAGTCACGCTTGAGACTCTGAAGTGCCGCTTTGCAACCACACCACAAAAGCCAGCTGGCTGCCCGAGGGTGTGTAACAACATTTCAATGACGCGCCTCCGGTGGGGGGCACATA